CTTTGGCATTTGCATTGTCGAAAGACTGCTTTACTTAAAGTAAAGTATTAGAAAGGTTAGGAGCAGAAGACTCATCAGGCAGGAGATGCTGATGGATGCGAGGTGAATGAAATGCACGGTGACGAATACGAGGAGTGGCGACTATCTCACAAACCCAAGGGTTACAACTGAAAGGAGCTTACGAATCCGTGATTTGTTGCAAAAACAGCCACATAAAAGCTAAGGATTACATCAACCAATTCCAATGCCAAGTTTCCATCTGGCGTCTTCTTGCTGCCACAATTGTATTTAGAAATGCCAAAATCTAAGGAGGAATAGAAAATGGATTTAATTACAAATTTATACACTCGGAGTTGTTTTGATAGCCGTCTTACATTTGGAGATGGTTGCCCCAAGATAATCGAAACATTTGTCAAATGTGTTTACGAACCTTATTACACTAAGAACAGTGATTTACCATCTATATTTTTTGGTTGTGTTTCCGGCACACAGCCACCACAGAGAGCCGCAACAGACAAAGCTGTTTATATATGGTATAACAACACAGAACCCACTATAGAGGGAATTAATAAGAAATTTAACTGTAGTGTGGAATCGTATGAGAATTATGATAAATATTGCGAATTAACCCACAATAAATCAAAAGGATGGGTTGGCGGCAATCAGTATATTTTTTGGACAGATCCGTTTAATGCAAAATGTGTAGAAGAAACGATAGCTGTTTTTCTTATTCCGCTGTTTGACTTTGTTTGCACAGCAAAAGAGATCAAAAACAAATTCAAACCAATTGTTGATGGAATAAGCCAAGGTTCGTATGATAAATTGTTCGAGTTAGCCGACAAAATTTCAGAAGAAAAAGGATTATCGAAAGTTGTGTTAAATGCTCAAATTGCCGATTTTACGCAGTATAAAAAGAAACGCACTCTTGATCGACTACACGATAGGATTAAGAATTATGAATCGGATTATAGACATTATGTAGCAAATGCGACAAAGGTTTACGAAAACTTGTTGGATTGTAAAAAACAATTATCATTATATAACGACAACGATAATGACAATGCTGCATTGATAGATATGCTTACAAACAACAGTGCGATTTCTGATGTGAAAATTGATGGAGGCGTCCTTGAGTTTGTAGTATGTAACCCGATTACTCAGTATGATGAGGATGTTTTTGCCGAAATATTAAAATCAGAAAATTCCACTATTAATAATATGCCAAGCGTAGGTAAGGATGTTTTATGTTGGATGGTTGATGGCAGAATTGATTTACTAACCGAATGTAGAATCTGTATAGATCTTGATAACAATTCTTTTGATGCTTATGAGACAAATCTATACGGTTATATGCCTCATCCTCATTTGGCTTTATTTAATTGTTTTGGGGGTTTTAGAATAGATGTTGCAACTGCATTAGTAGAAGGCAATATCTGCTATGCAATACAGCTTATTCTTACTGCGTCACAAAATTTGAATTTTATGGATTCTACGGTGATGAGTAAATTGGGCGATCTGCTCAATGAGGCAGACTACTCGTGTATTATGGATAAGGAGTCTGGAGAGGTTATGACAGTAGACGCATGGAACGAAAGGAGAAAATAAAATGCAACTTTTAAAGATACCGACAGGTATAGAACCACCTACAATATCTTTCACTCCATTAGCTTTTGCCAAAATGATGATGCTTGTTGAGGTAAATGACAAAGAGGTAGGGTGGCATGGTACAGTCGAAAGGCAAAACAATAACTTTGTTATTACTGATATCTTTGTATATCCTCAAGTAGTTACCCCAACAACCGTTGAGCCTTCTCAGGAAGAGTATAACGAATGGCAGACTGAGTTACCAGACGATATACATAACAGTCTTAGATTTCACGGGCATTCTCATGTAAATATGGGAACATCGGCATCATCTGTTGATACAAAATTTCAGCAAGACATCGTGAAAATGATTGATAATACTGATTTTTATATCTTTATGATTATAAATAAAAAAGGTGATTTTAATATATATCTTTATGATGGTGTGCTTAATTTAGTATATAAGTCTACAAGTAAGGATACTCAGCCTGAGATAACATTAAACACAAATAATATTCAGTCGTTTGGAAAAATACTTTGTGTTTCACCTGAAGTTTATGACACATTGCTGTCTTTCAAGGAAGAATTAAAAGATATGGTTACAGAACCAAAACCAGTATCGTATTCGTATTATGAATATCCTTACAGCTACGGTAATGCTGGTGTAAAAAGCCAGAGTTCTATTAAACTATCTATTGGAGAGATTCAAGATATATTTGGTGTTTCTTATGTGGATGCCAAAGATATACATGATGAGTTGAGTAATCTTGTACATAAAGAAGTGATAACTAACGATAGGCAGTCATTGATTGAACAGGCAAGTTTGTATATAGATTAAGGAGGTTTTACGGAATGGATTTAAGTAAATTAGGAGATATTAACCCATATCAGAGGGAGTTGTCAACCACTATACATATAGTTGGATGCGGAAGCGTAGGGAGTACGCAGGCAGAGCTTCTTGCAAGATATGGCTTTTGCAAGTTTAAATTATATGATTTTGATTTCGTTGAAAGTAAAAATCTTTGCAATCAGATGTTTTTTAATTCTGATTTAAACCACAACAAAGCAGAGTCATTAAAAAACATCTTGCTTTCAGTTAATCCGGATATCGAAGTTCAGGTGTTTGGTAAAGGCTATATTGATCAGCGGCTTAACGGAATCGTAATTCTTTGTGCTGACAATATTGATTTGTGCAGAAATATTTGCAAGCAGAATAGACTTAATCCATACATAAAAGTAATGTTAAATTATCGTACTGCAAGATACGATGCACAGCACTATGCAGTAGAGTGGAGAGATAAACCAAGTGTGGATAATTTGATTAAAACAATGAACTTCACACATGAAGAAGCAAAAGCCGAAACTCCAGTGTCAGCATGCGGAGTAGAGATTGGTGAATCTATTGTTGTAAGAGATATTGTACTTAAAGGTACAACAAATCTGTTTAAATGGATTACCGAAAGAAAATTAAGCCCTTTGATTATATCTTCTCCATATAAATTTGACACGGTAGTAATGTAAAGGAGGGACAAGTATGTGCTACTATGTGTGTTTGCCAAAAACCGAATCGAAGCCTAACATTTGGAGTTGGCTTGAAGGAGATATACATTCTCCACAGTGGTTATGGGGTACTAAATCTGCGGCAGCCACAGTAACTCGCAGAGTTGATTTTATACCTGCGAGTGCAAAAGACAAATACAATGTCAATTTTATTGTTGGCACATTGGATGCCTTTAATAAAAAATGGAGTTATCTTGGACAAGAAATTGAAAAACATTATTCTCATTTCTATATTCCAAAAAAGAAATTAGATGAATATGGCAGAGTTAAATGGAGAGAAATCTGTGCTCCGGATGATGAATTATCTGAGGCATTGAAGGATTTAAAAGAGATTTTCGAGACTGCGGGTGTTTCATTACATCACACCAACGCATACGCTTATGTTCGACATAGAACAGCCTCGGATGCAGTTTCCAAGCATCAGTATAACCATAGTCGCTGGTGGATAACAACTGATTTTCAAAACTTTTTTGGTAATACTACCAAAGAATTTCTTATGTCTATGATGGCACAAATATTTCCATTTAGTGCAGTTATTGAACGAGATTTTGGGGGAGAGTGTTTAAGCAGGGCATTGGATTTATGTTTTCTTAATGGGGGCTTGCCACAAGGAACTCCAATCAGTCCAATGCTTACTAATATTATGATGATACCGTTTGACTACATAATGACAAAAAAATGCCGTGAAAAAGACTATATATATACTCGATATAGCGATGATATACAAGTTTCACACCGTAGAAAGTTTAATCCAGATGAAGTTCTTGGATTCATCCATGAGACACTGACTCAAATTCACGCTCCGTTTACAATTGAGAAAGAAAAAACAAAGTTTAAAAGTGGAAATCAGTTCGTATTAGGTGTTATGTATAATCAGAATTGCGACATTACAGTCGGTCATAAGAATAAAAAAGAGTTCAAAGCTACATTATTTAATTATATGTGCGATAGGCTAAACGGTAAAGTTTGGGAGTTGCCACAACTCCAACAAATGATGGGTAAATTTGCATATTACTCAATGATTGAAAAAGAGTATTTTGAAAATGTAATGAAGGAATATTCTCGTAAATTTAAACAGGATGTTATGAAATGTATCAAAGCAGACTTGCGTAGATGCTAATAACATCTGGTGGGATTTTATTAAATTCTTAATGAAAATTCATTGCAAGTTTTTCGGAAACCATTTTGCTTGCAAATATATTGAGCAGTCGCCAAGCGGTTAAGGCACTGGACTTTGACTCCAGTATCGTGGGTTCAATTCCCACCTGCTCAGCCAAACGGTATTGCGTAGCTCGATAACCTTGCGGTTTAAAATAAAAATCTACTGTTATTGTAGAAAGACTTTATACTGATCAGTTACTCAGTTTGGCGTTGAATGGAACGGCGGTGTCCCTTAACTGTTGTTCCGTCAGCCTTCAACCTACACAATACCGAATATGACACAGTAGTCCAACGGCAGAGACAGCAGACTTAAAATCTGTATAGTGAGAGTTCAAATCTCTTCTGTGTCACCATATGGACTGTTAGCTCAACAGGTTAGAGCGGCAAACTCATAATTTGCGGGTACAGGGTTCGACTCCCTGACAGTCCACCATTTACAAGTGAGTGCAATCGGCACAAACTCATTTTGTAACCTCCTTGACGCATGACGGATAAGCGTCACCATAACGGTACATGGTTGTTCATCGGTATGAACTGAGTCCGTCCAAATAAAAGAAAGGAAAGAGCCTAATGAAGAAGTTAAAAGCTGAACTACATAGAATGCGATTCTGGATAAGTGCAATATCAATTTCCATTACCGTTCCATTGTTTCTAATTGCTCGATTAGGAGCAGTAAATGAACGAAAATCAGAAATGCTCGGTGGCGAATTATTGATTTTGTTCATTCCATTCATTGCAAATATGATATACATAAACATCAAAGATACAATAATTGAGCATCGCAGAATGACGATGATTCTTAAAAGGAAGAAAGTTCCAAAGCCCACAATTGTTGTTAAAAATATTAAGAGCATAAGGATGTGATTGATAATGTCCGTAGAGAAAAACCAACTTTTTAAGGTTGGAGATAAGGTTAAAATACTTCCAACAATACTATCAGACTATCCTAATTTTCCGTATGTAGGAGTAGTAGGCAGAGTGTGTGCCGTGACAGACAGTGATGTGAATATAGGTGTTGAGTTTTCGACTCCTTGCGAATACTTACACAACTGCGACGGAGCAGCTGAGTCCCATTCTGGCTGGTGGTGTCTTAGGAGGTATTTGGAATTTATATCTGGTGATAATTTGCCAGATATTTGGGAATATATTAAATAAAAGTGAGGTTTTATTGGAGTTTAACCGAGAAAAACCAAGAATAAATTCAACATTTAAACAAGATAGTATAGAGGTGTAAAAAATGATTGATTGTTTAAAAACAGAGAATTATTTCGCCGAAAAGGTGAGGATGACGAAAAAGCATAAACTAAATGGTGGTGCATATATATGCGAACTTAATTGTACTGAATGTCCTTTAAGCAGTTTAAATAATGGTACAACCGATAATATGGCATGTTCAGACTTTGAAACGCTCTACCCCGAAAAAGCAATTGCAATTGTACAGAAATGGTCGGATGAACATCCGCAAAAGACATATCTTACGGAACTTTTGAAAATCTTTCCAAACACTCCGCTTAATGATGACGGAACTCCTAAAGGTATATGTCTACATGAATTAGGGGCGACGAGTTTAGATAATTGCGAAGTAGACAATGCGTGTGCTAAATGTTGGAATCAGCCTATTGAGGATGGTGAAGAGTGATGAAAAGATATATTGATGCAGATAAATTTATTGAATATTTAGGTTTTGAGAACACCAAAGAAGAACGAAATGAATATATATATGCATTTGTTACACTGCAAGACCTTGATAATCAGATAGCAGAAGATGTTCAAGAAGTTAAACACGGAAAGTGGGTATCGACTGTAAATGCTTTAGGGGAGATTGAATATCATTGCTCAAAATGCGATAATTATTTGATCTTCTTATTGTATAATTATTGTCCTTATTGCGGTGCAAAAATGGATAAGGAGTGAGCAACAATGCCTTGTAAAAAATGCGGATTGCAATGTTCAAGTCATTGCGTTGATTGCGTATATGTAAAAACAGGACTTAACTTAAACGATGAAGAATATCACGAGATTTTGAAATTATGGAACGAGCAAGAAAGGGTTGCGGAAAATGAATGTAATAGTCCAATATTATGATTTTTATGCCATTGATGAATATTGTTGTGAAGAGGAGGTTTTACCAAGACTTCCCAGAGTTATCGGCAAACCTTGCGGGGCAAAAATTTATAAAAAGCACATATACTTTCATTGCCGAAGTATGTTAAGATAATCAGTTTAATGAAAGTTAAGGAGGATTAATAATGGCAAAATTTGCGATAACTTATGAAAACGAAACAATCAAATATGAGCTTACTTTTAAAGACAAAGTGTATGACTTTACAATGTATAAGTATGAAGATGATTGTGGTATACACGGTATGCACTCTGATAAACAATTATTTAGTTATCAGTTGGAAAACGATGGTGTTGACACTTCTATGTTAGATTGGGATATAGATAATGTAGTCTTTACAAACGATGAAGTAGAAATCCTTGATACACTTAAAATGTTAGAGGCAATTGAGTAGGAGGCAAAAAAATGAAAATAGTTTATCACAATGATGCTGATGGTAAATGTGCAGGTTTCTGGGTTAGGGAACTTGCCTATGCAAAGGAACTCGCTTATGTAACAGAATATATCGGTTATATAAAAATGGATTATGGTAGAGAATTTCCATTTGATAAAATTAAGAAAAATGAAACAGTATATATTGTTGATTACTCAATCGAACCAAATGAAATGGATAAACTTCTTGAAATCACACCAAATGTTACTTGGATCGACCACCATATTTCAGCAATTAAAAAATATGAAAACTATGACAAAGAAATTCGTGGTGTCAGATATGATGGAGTAGCAGGCTGTATGCTCACATATTGTTATTTGAAGCACATGACGAATGGTGGTATTGGTGACATTAAACCATTCGAGGAAAGTATGACGAAGGATGCTCCAATGTTTACAAAACTGATAGCTGATTACGATGTATGGACTTTCAACTATGGACATTTAACTAAAGAATTTCACGCAGGATTTAAAGCAATGCCGAATACAGAACCAAACAGTAATTGCTGGCTGGAATTAAATGATCCTGTATATGGTTATGGTGCTACAAACGCTTTAATCAAGGAAGGTGTTTCAAGAATTCAGTATCGCAAAGAAACAATGACACATTATTGTGAGGCTTTCGGTTTTGAGGTCATGTTTAACGGCTACAAATGCTTTGCTGTCAATATGGGAATGATAAGTAGTGACGATTTTGTTATTAATAACATTGACGATTATGATATGCTGATTGGTTTTGCTTTCAATGGTCACGAATGGAGATATTCTCTGCGTTCAACAAAGGTTGATTGTTCAAAGGTTGCTATGTTGTATGGCGGTGGCGGTCATAAAGGTGCTGCTGGGTTTAATACCAAAGAATGTGTGCTGATTAATAATAATTGCAATCCAACCGATGATGAACTCGAACTGATTAACCGCTTTACAAGGCGAAATCTTGCAAAAAATGAGGTATATGCGTTTTCGGTTGCGCTGTGTGACAACGATGTTGACCGTGACGGCGAACGCTTTACCACAGATTCGCTTTATAAGCTTGAAAAGCTTTTTGTCGGCAAGACAGGAATTATTGACCACAATCCGAGTGCCGCAAGAATTTTCAGTTGTAAGGTTGAGAAAATTGATGGTCAGAAAACGGCTTTGGGTGACGATTACTACAGGCTCAAGGCAAGGGCATATCTTCCAGTTTGCGAGAGCAACAAGGATATTATCCTTGCGATTGACAGCAGAATTATCAAGGAAGTGAGCATTGGCTGTGCCATTGGCAGGATTGTGTGCAATGTGTGCGGTGAGAATATTGCGATGTGTACTCACAAAAGGGGTGAGGCTTACGGTTCAAAGCTTTGTTGCGGTGAACTTGTGAACCCGTATGACGCATACGAATGGAGCTTTGTTTTGCCATCAAAGGGAGAAAACAATGATTAAGATTATTAAAAACGGTACAGATTGTGTGACGAAATTGTTTCATCAGGATGACAGTTTAATTAAGTTTGAGTGCAGAATGTGTGGTTGCATTTTTGAAACCGATATTTACTCGATTAGAGCTTTTAGCAACCCTGTATATAGAGAATCAGTTTGTCCACAATGCTTGTCAACCACTAAGAAACTCGGTGCAATTGGATAATAAAATACATATTTTAAGGAGGTGTAAGAAATGGATATAACGACAATTATATCAATTGTGGTTTCGGCAGTTGCGGTAATAATTGTAATCGCTTGCGATATTTGTATTGCTGTAAATCACAAAAAATTAAAGAAGGCTGAGAGAAAAGTGAAAAGTCTTAATATATACATAAAAACTACAAAAGCGTATATGAATGCTCTTGAGCAGGATTACAGAGAGGTGGTTAAGAAAACCGAGAGGGAGGCAGTATAATGTTAGATTGTGAAAGACAAGCAATGAAAACTTTATCAAAAGAACAATTGATTTACCTTATTGAACATTTGTTGCGTATTCAAGAACGAATTAGCACTTACTGTAGTGAGGTATCTAAAGAACATATGTGTTCTGACGAAGCTGTTTTTCATATTCGTGCGAGACTTTATGAGATACCTACTATTAACAGTATGACTATTAACAATAAGACTCTGCCTGCATATATTGATATGCAATTAGGTAAAATTACTGACGAAGAGTTTATATGTCTACATAAACAGCTATGTCGATATAACTATGGTGAGGACATCAATGTCCCTACCGAATGGTGCAAGTCAACACGCAAATGTCCTCATTTTAACGATGACGATGTATCATTTTGGCTTTATGCCGACATTGACGATATTATGGACTACATCAAGGCTAAGAATAATGTTACAAATACTTAGCAAAAGAGCGGAATAATGTTACCTTAGCAAAAGGAGGAAGATATTATGGCAAATTTTGAAAATATTACAATTGAAAAGGGTATGTATCAGACAAAGGGCGGAATTTCG